CTAACTATTATTGTTCTCCATGTCATTCCCTTTATCCCCTATTATTGTTATTTCTTTTTCATAGAATCCAGTTATAGATTGTTCTATAATTGAAAATTGTGTTAGACTAGTTAAATTAAAACTAATTTTCCCCCTTGCTGCTTTAATATCAATGCTCTTCAAATCAAAAATAGACTTTTTATTTGTAAGTAAATTTAAAATCTCTAATAATACTTTAGCTTGTTCCTCCACACTGATTTTAATAAAATTATTTCGAATCTCTTCACTATTTAATTCATTATATTTATTCGATTTTTTCTTAGTAAATATTTCAGAATTCATTTTTTCAACTAGTTTATTATATAATTCTATATTGTTTTCTTTAGTTATATTTTCCCAAAGTTCACCATCTTTATTTTCTTTTTTCCAATTTTGATATTTAGATAATATTTTTAAATATTTTTCACTTTTTTTATCCAATGTTACTTGAATTGCACTGTCATAGTAAAACCTTTCATCACTCTTTCCACCAATATAATATTGATAATTATTAATATTTATTTTACTACCTATACATAACCTTCTATATAGTAGTTTAAAATCTTTTATCTTCTCAGAAGCTCTACAGAAAATTTGTGATTTTCCAAATTCGATTAAAGCCGTACTGTCTTTTATATTTTGAGAAATATAAATTGGTATAGGGATAATTCTAGTAATTTTCTCTTCGCCCTTTTTATTCACTAAAGTATATTCAAAAATAGAATAATATGCTATACCAATACTAGTGTACCCACCATACTTAGCAACATCTTTCACTACAGAATTAGAAGTTTTTAATGGATAATATACACCATCTTTAGCTTTCGCTGCAACTTTAGCTTTATAGACTGTAGCATCGAATAACCCACCTTTTTGTTCAGATGTTCTTCTTGTTACTAAGATATTGTTATTATTCATTACTTTTTCTACTTGATAAATTGTTTTATCCATTTCCCAAGCTACTGTTTTTGAATCACTAACATTTTCATAGAAGACCTTATTAAGTGAATATTTTCTTCCATCTTTTTTATCTTTAATAAAATTAAATACATTACGTGTAAACTTAGTATCATAGACATTTCCTACCACTATATTTAGATAGGCGTCTTTGGCATTGACATATTCATATATATCATATATCCTCGAATATGCTCAAAACTCCTTGTATTACTGACTTTCCACTCTCGTATTTTCCCGTAAAAAAATGCTTTTACGAGGAAATTTGCCCCTAATTTGTACCCCCATGCCCCTAAAAAAAAGAGGCAGCTTTAATGCTGCCCCTCCTATGTAAATTTTGAATTCTACTAACAAATTTATTATAACATTTAATATTAATCTTTTCTAGCTTTACGTTCTTCTAATAATGCTTCAAATTCTGGGATGTCTTCTCGTTCCATTGTTTTAATAAAACTTCTTGCCGTGGATCTCTTATTGATATATCTTTTACGTTCACGATTATTATCATCCCATTTTTTATTGCTTCTTAGTTTAGCTTCAGATATTTTATTCATGTCCTTCTCCTAATTTTTTTTTATAATTATATCAAAAATAAATTTATTCAACAACCCATGCTTTTGAAAATTCTTTATCTTTAAATATCGCTGCTAACCCACTTAATTGTTTTAATCTTAATAATTCATCTGCATCCATTCCAATATTCTTCATTATCCATCTATCAGAACAACCACTTTCTACTAATTCAGTTACAATATTAGTCATAAGTTCGACATCGTGAGAGCCTCTTGCCCTATTGTGTCTGATAGTTGAAGCCATTCTATCACTTATAGGTTTATTAATAACAGATACTGGCAAACAGCCGCCCTCACGCTCAAATATATCTTTATGCTTCTTAATCACAGTATATCTATGAAAGCCATCAACTATTTCAAACTTATCTATATCTTCTAAGTAGTAACACACTATAGGCATTGTGTAACCGTCCTCTAGAATTGATTTATAAAGTAGTTTCATTTCTGGCGGTGCTACATGGTTAGGGTTATAGCTATTTGCTTGAATTTTTTCTACAGGCACTCTTTTAATGTTATATACTGGACTACAAAATTGACTCATATTTCTTCATTGTCTCCTTTCTTCTTTTCAACTGTTCCTTACTTATTCCAAATGATAAACTTTTGCAGAAATAATCATTTTTAATAATACACATTGCCATTCTTTTCCACGTTAAAACATCTTGCTTACTGTCAAGTTCTGGAATAGTATCAACAACATGATTAAACTTAATTACCTCTTTATCCTTATTACCTCTAGTACTCATTTCTCCAGTTTGAAATATAGCTCCGTTGTAATTGATATTTAATATATCGATGTCTTCTTGTCTCATTCCAGAACCTTTCTCTGTCCACCATTTTATAAACTTATTGAATTTTTCTTTGTAATGATCACTAGCATTTTTTGGCAATGTATCTAAAAGAAAATATGTGAAGCTTTCCCAACTGTGACCTTTCGGTAATTTATAATTAGCTGTATTTATAGTTGAATTTGCATAGATATTTCCAAAATTAGCTCCAGCAACTCTTCCGACTATTTTCACCCAAGTTTTAGGTTCAATTATTTTAAACATATTTAATCCAGCTTTTGCTGTATCTCCAAACGGTTCATCAATTCTCATACTATGAATTGATACTCCAGCTTTATACATTAAATCATAAAATTTATTGTACTCATTCCCAGTCTTTCCATAATAAGTCCAAATATCTTCTGTTGTATAATCATATATAGGATAAAAATTATATACATTTTCATCAACCTGTGTAGAGTACATTATATCTTTGTATTTACGTTTATTTTTAGTTGTTAAGGCTCTCCAACGGTTTAAACTCTCTTGTGTTCTTATACCTATTATACAGGCTGTCTTTTCATCTTTACCAAACCACTTACCAAACTTAGCAACAAAATCTTCAAAAGTCATATTGTACTTGTAATAATCAATAGGATTATTATCTACATTGATAACATAATCCATTGTTGGCATTTCCCTTACCCAAATATCTTTCTTTTCAGTTTCCCACCAACTCCAAGTCATTTCATTGTAGGATAAACTGTTATCTGTAAGCATAGGTAAACATATCCAGTAAGGTGTAATTACATCTTTATACTTTTCTATCATTTGAATTGAATAGTCAATAGTCATTTGATAGTGTGCTTCTATATCAATGAATAAGACACCTATTTTTCTATTTCTTTTTCTAGCTTCTTCACACATTAAATGCATGCATACTCCACTATCTTTACCACCAGAGAAAGACACATATATATTTTCAAATTCATCAAATATATATTTTACTCTGTCTTTACTAGCTTCAAATACATTTTCATTACAATATATTTTCAAAATAATCACTCCCTTCATTAATCTTGTCTATCAACAATTCTTTTAAACTTCTTTTCTTTTCGTTATTTTCAAAGATCATATTGAATATACCTAAATTAGAAGTAAAATAAATATACTCAATATCTTTTTCTTGGCCCATTCTTTTAATTCTTTTAAGAGCTTGTTCTGTTTTTGCATAATCAAATGTTATACTACTAAATGCAATCTTATTACAAAATTGTAAATTCAAAGCATAAGCACCTGTTCCTAAAGTCATTACTAAAGGTTTATTATCTTTTTTAAAACTCTCTTTTATTTCAGAACGTTTACTTAATGGAGTATCACCTGTGATTAAATAGCAATTTAATAGATTAGCAATATTTACAGCTTCATTTACTAAAGTACAAAAAACTATTATCTGATTTTCTTTTTTTATAAATTCAGCTATTTCTACATGTCTTTTTTTATCATTAAAACAACTATAAGCTAGATTTTGAAATTGATCTATTATGCTTTCTCCCTTACTGATTGAATTCAGTAATTGTTGCTTTTTACGATTGTAGCTCTCCTGTGCTTCTTCACTTGCAATTATTCTAATATATTTAATTTCTTCGTTTTTATCAAATTCAAACTCACATTCAAATATATACGGTGCGATCAGTTTATGTAAATAGTCTATGTTAACATCAGATAACTTGTAAAATTCTTTAGGACGTTGGCCAACTTTCTTATATGATATTTTTTTAAAAAATACATTTAAGAATTCTTGTTTACTCATTCCAATGATTTTATCACTTAAGAAATTCATCTGATTGTAAATATCCCATTCATTTTTAGTTAATGGTGTGCCATTTAAAATCAATCTGTAATCACTCATTTTAGCAATGTTTATAAGCCTTTTATATCGTTTTGTATCATCGTTTTTAATAAATATACTTTCATCAGCAACGATGAATAGCTTTTTATCTTCTATTTCTTCAAGTAATTCAACGTAAGTTTTATCACTATTTGATAAAGTTTGATATCCTATAATTTTATAATCTATGTCTAACGTCCATTTATTTATTTCATCTTGTAGATTGTCTTTTGTAGAAAAAGGACAGAAAAACAAAACTAAATCACAATCTGTAGTTTTAATTAATTCTAACGCTACCTTAGTTTTCCCTGTCCCTTGTTCCATGAACAAAGCACCTACTTTTAATTTTTTAAACTTCTCAAATGCTTGTTTCTGGTTTTCTGTAAGCATACTAACGCTCCAATTCTGAAATTATTTCCACATTCTTGTTAATCTTAACAGGTTCTGTTATTTCTAAATAACTTGTGTCATCTTCTTCTGTAAGTTGATTAAAACATAACGCTAATTCTTCACCACATATTTCTTTAGTTGTTTTATCATTTTTGAATATTTTAAATCTGAATTCATCTGTGTAAGATAAACTTAAGAAATATCCATTTCCTTTTTTTAGCGGTCTAATTAGTTTAGAAGGATGCCAAAATTTATAATTTTTATAATATGAACTGTTGGGCAGTTTTATTAATACTGCCCTGTCAGATTCATATTCAATGTTTTGCTTATTAAATTGAATTGTTTTCCACATATTAAAGATACTCCACTACAGCTTTGTCTAATTTGTATCTGATTTTTTCACCGTTAAATTTTTCTAATTTCATATTCCATTTGCAACCATCAATTGTAAATTCAATTACTTCATTACCTTGTTTAGATATATAAATTCTTTTATCTTGTGCAATATCTTGAACATATTGAGGCTCATATCTAATTGTATAAGGTTTAAAACTGTATTCTAGTTTATTATCTTTTACTTCTTCTACTAGTTCCCAATCAACTAGAATAGCTTCTAAAACTTCTAAAATTGTTTCATCTTTTTGATTTCTATTATCAATTTGATTATTTTCAAAATCAAAACTTTCTTCTAAAAAATCTCCGTATATACCGTAAATTCCTGCGTTTGAAAAAGCAAATACTCCAGCGTAGTTTTTAGTATCATAGTTAGCTAAATATCTGTTTATTCTTTTGTGTTTAAGGGCGAAGTTTAATTCGCCCCCATTTATTATTGTTTCTTTCATTAAATTTAATATTTCTTGTGCTTTCATTTTCATTTCCTCCTATTTATCTTCTTCTTTTTTATATTTATAAAACATTGATTTTTTACCACATAATCTAATAAAATCATCTTGAATTATTTTAATTAATTCATTAGCTTTATCAAAATCTTTGTCTAAGATACTTCTAACTATTTCATATACTCTGTCGTAAGTTCTAGCATCTTGATTATAACGTTGAATAGCTGTTCCAATATAAGCGTTTGTTTCATCATATAACCATTTTGTGAATTCTGGTAAGCAGTTAATTTCATTATTTTTGTACGCTCTGTATACAACTCCTGCTTCGTATTTTGTGATTTGACCTCTTTTGTAAATTGTGTATGCCATGATGTTTTACCTCTTTCTTTATCTTACATTTATAATTATACTATACACGCTCGAGCGTGTCAATAGTTTTTTTAAAAAATATATATAAAAAAAATAAACCCCACAATTAAGTGGGGTTATAATAGTCATTATGATTTATTCAGTTAGTTATTTTTTTCTCCACGTTCCGTGAGTTTCAAATGTCTCTAAATCCATTGAAGCCACATAACGTCTTACACCACTGTTAGAAATGTAAGATAACCATTCATATCCGTTAGCATTGCAGAATTCCATGTAATTGAATTCTTCACCTTTTTCATATGAACCTACGATTTCTGCATCTGTAGATGGTGCATTTCTAATATTAAGTTTATCAACTCCAACTGTATATACACGTACTTCAGGCAATGAGATTAGATCAGAGTTTGTTTCTACTACTTCGTTATCATCAACTGGGAAATAGAACCAACCTACAATTCCGTTAAAATCACGTTGCATATAACGTGCTGGGCCACCTACATATAAACTATCAGCATTACCATCAACATTCTGTTCAATAGTTTTCATAGTATATCCATCACTATCCTCAATTACTGTTCCAGTATGCCCATATGGATGCCCATAGATATATGTTGTATCCATAACAAATATAGCTCCTGCTCGTGGTTTACTATTAAGATTACCAGCTTCATTATATTCAACTTTATATCCTAATGCAGCAGCACTATTTAGTAAATCAATAGCATTGCCCCACAGAGCTTTACCAAAAAATAACACTGATAGATAGTTAGGTAAATCAACACATTGTGTTCCATAAGCTCCGTCTTGATCTACTCCGATTCCTAGATTCGCTATTCTTTTTGCTTCATTTACAATTTCACTTGTTCTAACCATTATTTATCCTCCGTTTTGTTTATATTATTTGTATCATTTTTTCCTACAGTTTGTCTGTAAGATTGGTGAACCCCAACCGCACTAAAACCTAAGGCAATTGCAGTAGGGTCTTTGAATAGAATCGTTCCGATTAACCCTCCTAATACTCCTAAAATATTAGGTATCATTTCATCTGGAAAGAATTTAGATTCTTTTAAAAATTTTCCCAACATCCCTAATAGTGCAACTATTAGAAATACTGATGCTGTTTGTAAATCTGGCATATTACTCACCCCCTTTCTAAGGTAATTTTGTCATCCATGCTTCTTGAGTCGGATATACTATTAAGCCTAAATTGATTCCTTTTAGCATTTCACTAGTTACATTTTGTAATGTAATATTATTTAAAATCAGTTTCATTTTTTACCACAAACTCAAATCCAGCATTATTCTTGTCTTGTGAGTAGAATTGAATATTTAAATCCTTAGTTCCACGTCTGTTAGGAGTATTAGTTAAATTTGTTCTTACTAGTTTTTTCATTTCCTCTATCTCCTATTTTTTATTGGCAACTTTGCAAATCTATTGAATAAAGTTTCAATCTTACCATTGCCACCGATTTCCTTATAACTTTTGTATAGTCCACTTAGCTCTGATAAATCTTCGCTTGTAGTATATCCTCGATCTATAGCCTCACTAAATTCCTTATGCAACCTATAAGACATTATACTTTTATTTGAGTCACGATTATGTAGTCCTATTTGTGTTACTTCATCGACTTTATCTTGCGTGTTCTTTACTTCCATACTTACCTTATCAAGTTGCTTTTCTGTTTTATCTTGCGTGCTTTTTACTTCGTTACTTAACTGTTCAAATTGTTTTGTGATTTGTTTATTGCTGTTGTCAAACCAAATCTTAACTAATGGAATAATAGCTACTGTAAAAAGCTGCAATATAAATTGCAAAATATAGTTCGTCATTTAGACTACCTCGTAAAAAAGAACATGCTATTCTGCATGCTCTTCTTTTCTTTCTGATTCAGTATTATCTTTTGGTGTTTCACTTACTGTTGGTGTTGGAGTGACTACCTCTTTTGGAGTTTCACTTACTGGAGCAGGAGTAACAACGACTTCTTTTGGTGCTTCAGTTACAACTTCTTTAGGTGTGGCTACTTCTTCAACTGCCTTAAGTTCTGCTTCTTTTCGTTTGAATTCCTCAACTGCTAACCTAACCATTTCACGTAAGTTTCCAAAGTTAGGGACTTGTTCTAAAGTTTCAACCTCTGTAATTACTAATCTCATATGAGTTTGTACTAAATAATCGTTTTGTTTAAATTTTGCATGTTTTAAGCTAAATTTCATCTTAATTATCCCCCTCGCTGTGTGATAAATTGTTGCTATTTTCTCCGTGATTGTCATGTTCTTCTT